TGACATGTCTATTAAGACAATATCTCAATACTTAACTCTACTTGAATCTATAATGATTGAGTGGGAGAAAGTAAGTGGGGTAACAAGACAGAGGCAAGGGCAGATGGGGACCTATGAAGGAAAGGCTACATCTCAGCAAAGTATTGTACAATCATCACATATAACTGAAGACTTATTTAGAAAGTTTTCACACTTTGAGCAAAGAGAATTGCAAGGGTTACTAGATTACTCTAAAGTAGCTTGGGTTAATGGGAAGAAGTCAATGTTTGTTCTTCCTGACGGAAGTGTAGATGATATAGATATGGAGCCACTTACACATATGGAGAGTGAGTACGGAATATTTGTATCTGATGCAGGAAAGGATGTAGAAAGAATGCAGAAAATAGAAGGATTAACTCAAGCAGCTTTACAAAATGGGACACCGTTGTCATCTATCATATCAATATTCGAAAGCAACAGTTTTGCACAAATTAAAGATAAAGTTATACAAGCTGAAAAGGCTGCTCAAGAACTTGCTCAAGCTCAACAAAAAGCAGAGCAAGAAGCTAAAATGCAAGAGCAACAGATGCAACAACAAAACTTGCAGATGCAGTTACTAGAGAAAGAGAAAGATAGACAAATGCAGATTGAAAAAGCTTTAATTGTTGCAGAGTCATCTTTTAATGGGAATAGTGCAAGTTTAGAAAAAATGTTACAAGACTTTCAGATTAAGCAAGAAGAGTTAGCTTTAAAAGAAAGAGAACTTGATATTAAAGCTCAAGAAGTAAATAAAGAATAATGGATAATCAGACTAGAAGGATATTACTTGAAAGAGTAAAAGCTTCTGGTTTCCCAGGATCTATAATAGATGTATTTAAGAATCCTGTAATATTAGATGATTACATTGCTCAACAGCAAAATCAACAACAACAACCAATAGTAGCTCAAACCCCTCAAGAGCAAGAACAGGGATTACGTCCGTTTCATCAGCAAGGACAAGTAAACCAATCAATGGCATTCCCTAATGTTCAACCTAACCAAAGCTTTAATACGGTGGGGATGAAAATCCCTATTGATATTAATAAGTATAATAATCAAGGGCATTTAGTAGAATCTTACAAAGCTGTTCCTCCTGGGATAACTAATCTTCCTACAGGGCCTAATCAAGGAACTATAATTGAATCTCCTGCTAGAATGCAGAAAGGAGGAGTTAAGAAATATCAGACTGGTGGACCATATAACCCATTTCAATATGCAGTTACTGACCCAGAAAGAATGCGAACAATGTTGCAATTCCCTGGGCAATATGTAGCACCAACAGTAGATATTGTAGATAAATCACAATTTGTCCCTATGAGTGTCCCAGGGGTGTCTGGGTCTATGAAGACAGTATATGTAAATCCTAAGACTAAAGATAGATACGAAACCCCTCAAACAACTAAAGCACAATTAGCATCAAGTGATATAGCAAGGTCTAATAATGTTGATCCTATAGGTATGGGGATACTTGCTGCTTCTACTGGGGCTCCATTAATTCGTACAGCTGCAAATGCACTACCTTATTTAAATGCTCCATTAACAATAGGAGGTAGGGTATTTCCAGCAGTTACTGCAGGTAATGCTTTAATGGCAGCAGGTGCTGCTAATAGCACAGAACAGATACTTAACCCTAACTCAGAATTAAGGACTAATCCAGATGCATATAATATTGGGATGACAGGATTAGGATATGCAGGATTAGGAATAGGTAAAGGTTTATATCAAGGTGCTAAACAAGCTGGTAAATATTTTAAACCTACATCTGTAAGTTCTTCTGTAGATGATGTGGGTAGAGGTTTTAAATCAGATGTAGGAAGTATTGATTATAGAAAAAACCCTCTTTCAGATAAAGAAAGAGAAATGGATCAATGGTTTAATGAACAAATGAGATTTGATAAATTACCACAAACTACAAATAAACAAAGTATTGAGGTTCTTGATAATTTTAAACAAAGAATAAGAACTCCAGAGGGTCAAAAAAGATTAAAAGAGTTAGGTATTACAGAAGAACAGCTTTTACAAGATTTAAAAATTGTAGAAGACCCTAACACTTATGGTTATTATAAGAGTGCAAAAAATACAATTGCAATGAATCCTAACCATCCACTTCCTAAAAAAGTAGTAAGACATGAAATAGAACATGGTGTTCAAAACGCTTTAAGACAATCAAAAATAAATAAAATAATTGATGCTGCTTTTGATGAAAGTACAGGAAAATTCTTAGAGGCACCTGCTGAAAAATTAAAAGCATTAGAATCAACTACTACAGAAATAGATGATATATTGTCAGGATTAACTTTAAGAAGAGAAGGAACTCCTGATAAAAAATGGACAAGAAAAGTAGTTTCTGATAAACCTATCCAAATAGATGACTATAAAGCTTTAATAAATAATAAGCAAAATGCAACTGATTATTTTTTAACTGGGTCAGATGGAGCAGAAAAATCTGCATTTTTAGGAGAAGTTCAGCAATATATGATGGATACAGGTAAAATTCCTAAAGGTTCTTATGTTCAAATTACTCCTGAAATGGTAAAAGAAACTATGGTGGATGCAATGTTTGATGAAGCTGGAGGAGGAAAATATTTAAGATTGTTTAATATAATTAAAGCAGACCCTAAAAATTATGAGATAATTTCAAAAGGTTTAAATAAAATGCTAAGTATAACTCCATATATAGGAATAGGAGGAGCAGGGCTTTTAGGAGCAGGAGCATTACAACAGCAAGAAATAAAACCTAAGTATATTAAGGGAACCTTTAAACAAGGTGGTGTTAAAAAGTATTTTGTAGGGGGATTAAAGAACAGAGTGTTATACAATAATAGTAAATATAAAAAATAATTTTATATAAATTATAATTAAATATATAAATACCTTTGTAGATATGGCAACCAAACAAACCGAAGAAAAATTAAGTATTTCAGACATTACATTCGACGATTTTATCGGGGATGGTCTTGAAACAAAAGAAAAAGAAAGTGAAACTACTTCTGAGGAACTTGATAATGACATTAAAAAGAAGTCTTCAAAAGATGAAGATGAAGATGATGCTATCACAGATTCAGAAGAACAAGAAGAAGATGACGAAGAAGGAGATGAAGATTCTTCTAAGTCGTCTAGAAAAAATACAAAAGACGAAGAAGATGAGGATGGAGATGATGGAGTAGATAATACTTCTGAAGATTCAGATTCTTCGATTGCTCAGTCTATTGCAAAGGCACTAGGCTATGAAATTGACAATAACTATGCTGATACTGAAGAAGGCTTAGTAGAGTTTACTAAAGATATTGCACAGAATATAGCTGAAGACCAAATTCAGGAATTATTTAGTCAATTCCCTTTAGTTCAGAAACATCTAGATTATGTATTAGCAGGAGGAGATTCTGAGAAATTCTTTACTGCTTATAATCCTAATTCGGATTATACTCAAATGGAGTTAGACAAATCAGACTCACGAATGCAGAAGATGTTGATTACAGATTACTTCAAATCTAAAGGTCATGATGATGAATTCATTAAAGACACAATTGAGGATTATGAAGATACTGGAAAACTCTATGATAAAGCTGCTGTTGCTCAAAAACAATTAGCTTCTATTCAAGCTAAAGAAAGAGAGCAACTGGTGCAAATGCAGAAACAACAACAGTTGGAGATGCAGCAAAAGCAACAAGAATTTTGGGAGGGAGTAGCTAATACTATAGACGAAGGAAAAGAATTTGCAGGAATTAAAATCCCTGAAAAAGAGAAATCTAAATTCTTTGATTATATCTCTTCCCCTGTAAATAAACAAGGGAATACAAAAAGAGATATGGATTATAGTAGTGCTCCCCTGGAGACTAAATTAGCTATCGATTACTTGCTTTATAAAGGCTTTAATCTTTCAGATATAATTACTACTAAGGCTAAAACAGAAAGTGCTAAAAACCTTAGAGAGAAATTACAACTGGGGAATGAAAGAGTTAGAAATCAAGGAATGGTAGATAAGAAAGTAAAAAGATTTGATCCAGACCAACTGGATATGAAGAGGCTGTTTGAATAAAACGCAATTAACAATTTAAATTTTAAATATCATGGCACTAATGCAAGTTTTAAAAACGTACTATAATGATGCTCAAATGACCGACACTAATTCGTTGGTTAATGCTCTTATGGAACGTCCCGCGGAGTTATCTCCGATCATTACTCACTTAGCTGGTCGTGAAGAAAAGAAATTCCCTCTCTCTTTCCTTACGGAAGGAGTTGGTAATACTCGTTCTATCGATCGCTACGAATATGAATATCGTGTAAAAACTCACGAAATTAATGTTCGTCCTGTTGTTGCTGCTTCAGGTACAGGTGCAGGTGGAGCCCCCTTCACAATCACATTCCCTGACAAGTGGTTCATTTTCCCTTACACCTTGGTTTCACAATCTGGAGTTCTTGCTCGTATTATGAGTGAGCCAGTTGCTGATGGTTTAGGTTGGAAGTATACTTTGAAGTTAGTTTCTCCTGATGCTGCTGCTTTATCTGCTGCTGCAAATGGAGATTTGGCTGCAGGTGCACTTTGGGGTATGTTGTATGCTAACGTAGGAATTGACTTCTCACGTGGTAATGCATCTAACTGGACTGCTCCAGGCTTAGTTCGTTCTAAAATTGGTACTATTCGTAAATCTTATCACTTCTCTGGAAATGCTAAAGATTATGTAGCCCAATTCGAACTTCCTTTAAAAGAGGGTTCTAAGACTAAATTGTGGATGGATTACGAAGAGTACCGTCACATGATTAAGTTCAAAGAAGAGTGTGAAATGTACTACTGGTATGGCCAGAAGACTCACGATGCTAATGGTGTTAGCACTATGCTCGATGAGAATGGTCAACCTGTAATCTCTGGTCCTGGTTTGCTTGAGCAGATCATTAACAAAGATACTTACTCTACTCTTACTCAAGCTAAAATTGAGGAGACTATTGGTGATTTGTTCTATGGTATGACTGATGCTACTGATAAGCAGGTTACTTTGTATACTGGTATCGGTGGTGCTCGTGAATTTGACCGTGCACTTAAGTCTTACTATAATACTAATACTTACCTTCAGACTACTCAACCTACATTCATTACTGGTAGTGGTCGTAACCTTGGTATCACTGGTTACTTCACTACTTATGAGCACGTTGATGGTCATAAAGTTAATGTAGTTAAATCTCCGTTATTTGACCACGGTCCTGTAGCTCAAGCTTCTAAGAAACACCCAGTTTCTGGATTGCCTCTTGAGTCTTATCGTATGGTGTTTGTTGACCAATCTACTTATGATGGTGAAAACAACCTCCAAATGGTAAATAAGAAGGGTCGTGAAATGATGCGTTGGTGTGTAGCTGGTTCTGTAGTTCCAAAAGGATTTACAGGTAACGACACCCGTGCAAGTGATATTGACGGTGCTTCTGTTCATATGTTGAAAACAGCTGGTGTATTACTTCGTCGTTTTGACACTAGCCTTGATCTTCAGTGTACTGCATCGTAATTTGTTTGGTTTGCAATAAAAAGGGGGGTAACTCCCCCCTTTTTTAAATATAAAAAATTAAAGGTTATTCTTTGTCCTTTAATACTAACTAACAAAAAGAACTTATTATGGAAAGAAAAGTAATTATTCGAAGAAAAGAGGTTCTTAATCATCTCCCCAAAGAGATTAGAGCAGGAGCCAGAATTAAACTAGGGTCAATTTTTGTTGACCGCCTCCCACTCAAAGGAGTTGACGGAGAAGAAGAAGGTAAACTTCTTAAAAGAATTATTGATTCCCCATTTGGACATCCTGAATTTGCTGCTAAGTCTAAAGACTTTTGGGCAAGTTTATCATTACGAGTCCCATTTGAAGGAGTAGAATTAGATATTTCTACTTATGATGATGGAAGCCCGGTTAATGCAATGGATTACATTTATTGGAAGTGGTGCCTAAAACACAGGCATGTAGCTGCTAATGAAGAAGAAATGAAAAATGATGGGACAAAAAGGTTCTACATCTACGACCCACAAAAAGATTTGCTCAAGAGAAGTGAGAAGATCCAAGT